GCGTAGTGCTGGGAGCGTAGAAGCTAATGCGTCTGTCAAGAAACCCGATGTTCATTGCCGATGGTCGATAATGCGTTCAGTGTTCAGCAATGACTCCACCGCCATGGGAATGGTTGCCGTGATGGTGCCCGTCACGACGGCGCGGCGGTTTTCGTACCAGTGCGCTACAAGCATGCGAATGGCGTGCTTGACATTGGCGCTGGCGGCCTGTCCCACCGTGGCGCTGATGCGCACGGGCTGGGCGTTGTAATCCTCAAGGTCGGGAACGTCGCGGAAGTAAATCATAAACTCGCCAACGCGCCCTGGATCGTAGTAGTATTTGCCCGTGTCAAGGGTCTGTTGTGTGCCCGTCGTGTCGTCGTAGTACACCGCATCGATGCTACGCACAGGGCCAAAAGCCAAGGCGGCAGGGCGCCAACGTGAGAGGTAAAACGTTGCGCTGCCGTCTACGGCAAAATGCTTGTTGGTGTAATCGCTCACGTGCGCCACCGCCGTGTCCAACAACGCGGCGATGGTTGTGTCTTCGTCGTTGTGGTCGACGCGAAGAAACTCCTTCATATCAGCAAGAGACACCACTGTGATGCCTGAGACGTATGCGGGACGTGCAACTTTCATGAGCGAGAGAAAAAATGGAAGCCCAGCCCGATTGCCAGGCTTCCAAGTTTAGTTGTTGTTACGCGGCGTCAATGATAGAAGCCAAAGCTCCTGCCTGGCGCACGGCCTTGTCGTAAAACTTGTTGACGTGCAATGCAATCTGCGCGGTGCCTGCGTTGCTGTATGGGTCAACGAGCAGGTCGATACCGCCAAAGAATGCGAGAATCATACCAGCGCTGAAGTCACCAAACAACAAGCGGCCTTCGCCTGTCGTAGCGGCATTCTCCAAGTATGGCGTAGCATACGCTGGGAATCCGTCAAACTGGTTGTTTTCCCACATGGCGCTCACGGAAGCCACCGTGGCCAAGTCGCGGGACACTTCCCAGCCTTTGGGAGACATGACCCACACACACTTGCTGAAATCACCACCAGCGGCCAACACGTTTTGCTCCATGGCGAAAATGTTCGCGGGTGCCAACGCCGTGTCCGTAGCTCCACCGTCATCGCCAGTGTCAATCTTGTAACCAGCGCCTGCGGCGGCGGCGTCAAAGAAGTCTTTGTCCACGTAGGCGTTCATGGCGGCGGCCAATTCACGGCTAATCATGGCATCGACTTGTGCGCCTCCTTGCAAGATGAGTTGCTTAGAGTACAAGGTCTTGGCAGACACGCGCTCGGGAGTGAGCGTTACCTCGTCAAGCAACAAGCCTGAGTTGGCGTTTGCGTCAGCTTCGCCTTCAGCGGTACCGCTTGCCTTGGTTGCAACACGTGGGAACTTGAGGTTGCCCGTAGCGTTGTTGATGACCGTCGTACCAATGCGCTCTGCCAGGGTTGGAGCACGCAGGGCGTCGATGACACCAGGAACGGTTGTAGGAACAGAACCTGAGCCTGAGCCAGTAGTAGCAGAGTGCTCGTCAGCATCACCCAAAGCACGCAGCAAAGCGTTGCCTGGAATACCAATCTGACCGCTCATCTGCAAGCCGCGTGACTGGAACTCGCGCTGGGCTTCCTGTGCCCATTCGGCTTCTGCGCCTTCGAGTGCCTTGCCAAAGGATGCAGCTTGCACAGCACGGGCGAGGCTGAAGGAACGGTTGATTTTGTTGATTTCCTTCGACTCAGTGTAAGACGAGCCGCCCATTTGTGCTTGGCGTGCGATCATGTCTTCGTGAGCTTGACGACGGGCAATCTTGCCGTCGAGGCGTTCCACCTCGCGCTTGCAGAGGTCAGCCTCTTCTTGTTCGTTGTTGGTCCAGTCGCGGTTTTCAGTTTCAGCGACGTTCACCAACTCTTCGAAGCGGTCGGCGTGCTTGGCACGCACCGCCTTCATCTCGTTGAGATTCATTGTTGAGGGTTGTGAATTGTGAATTTCTGTATCTTGTTCAGGTGCAGAAACTTCTGCTACCTGTTCGGGTTCAGGCTGCAAATCACGGGCCTGCACCGTGGCGGCGCTGTATGCTGGATAGGTCACGGGTGACACGTCCAACAACTGCCGCACCTTGTCAACGCTACGCACTGTGCGCTCCTCATTCCATGACTGCTTGTCAATGGTAAAGGCAAACGAGGACTGTGAAATGTCGCCACGCTTTACGCTTTCGTAAAAGTCCTTGGCGTACTGTTGCTTTCCAAGCTCCACGCGGTACTTGAGTCCGCGCTCGTCTTGTTCGAGCTTCAGCGTGCCGTTAGTAGTACGACCCAACACCAAGTTGGGATCGTGGTTGATGAGGGCACGGACGTCGTTGTCCATCACGTCGTCGAAGGCGCCAGGCTTGATGACTTCGCGAAAGGCGCCAAGGTCGGTCTCGCTGTTAAATACAGCGGCGTAACCTTCCAACACCATTTCGTCGCCGTCGGCCTCGCGCACCTCGATGGTGCCCATGGTCCGCTTTTCAGCGTCTTTATACTGTTCCTTGATTTCCATCTGTCGATACTTTATCGGAGTAATCGCCCAGGCGGTCCAAGGCGATTTGGTTTATCTGTACGGTGTGCGTATCGCCACCTTCCACAGGGTTCATCTGCTCCTTGGCTCGCACCTCGTTGATGCTCATCACGCCGCTTTGCAACATCTGCGTGTAGAAGTTGGTACGCCCTGCGAGGTCGCCGCGGTACAGGTCGTTCATGTTGAACTTGCTGTAGATGGCTGGGCGCTCAAAGGATTGAATCAACTTGCGGTCAATCTCCTGTTCGATGCGCTTGGCCCACGGCGCAATGGTGTGGCGTGCAAACTGCAAGTTCTGTTGTTCCACGTTGTTGTACGTGGTCTGACTTGGAAGCTGCACCAAGGATGGCGGCACAGAGTAGATGCGGCATATCTCTTCCGCTTGGAACTTGCGCGTCTCAATGAACTGCGCCTCGTCGGGCGTAATGGTGATACGCTGATACTTGAAGCCAAACGGGAGTAGCTTGGTGCCCGCGTTCATGGACGAACTGTTCCAGGAGTTTTGGATGACGTCCATCTGCTCCTTGCGCAAAGGCTGATCGCTGGCCAGCACGCCCGTCATTTGTCCCTTCTGTCCAAAGTATTCTGACCCAAAGTCCTGCGCCGCCTTGGCCAAGCCGATGTTTTCGCGGTGCAAGCGGATGGGTGACATGCGGTGCATGTTGCACACCTCAAGCATGTTGTCGGGCATCACCACGCCGTAGTCGCGGACGCTGTAGATACGCTCGCCGTTAATTTCTTTGATGTCAACGTCGTAGTAGTGAACAGGGATGAGGCGCTCGGCGTATCCGCGGTTGTTGCGTTCAATGATGGCAAAGCCGCAGCCATATACAAGGGCTGACGCCACCAGCGTCTCCCAAAACTCGTAGGGTGTGTTTTCGTCGTTTGGATTGTCCAGCACCTGGTACGCTGGGTGCATGTTGGCCACGTTGACGTCGCGTCCGTCTCTCACGTAGATTTCCAACCCAAGGGAGGCCACAGTGCTGGCGATGCGGTAAACGCATGCGTACACGGTGCTGATTCCTAACGCGCCTTGCTCAGTTACGTTTACGCCTGAGCTGACAAAGCCCGTAATGCCGAGGTCTTGTCGTAATGTCTGCGAATCGTACTTCCCGACGCGATAACGGAAGAGCGAACGCAAGCGGTCTGCAAGTGTAGCCATTCGAACCTTGTATCTCTATAAGATACGAAAGGTTCTTTACAAATCCAATATCTCAAGCATTATATCGTCGGCACTCAAAGTGTGGCAATACTCGTTCATGGCAATAATGCTTGCAATAATGCCGTCCACCTTCTTGTTCTCGTGCCGCTCTTTTACCACGCGCTTGTTTTCGTTGTTGTCGGTGTAAATCACCGCGCATCCAATTTGCCAGCGCAGGCAACGGTTGCCGCCGTGGATTATCTGACCTTTCATTACGGCCATTTCAAATTCCTTGGTTGGCCCGTTCATCGTGGTGATGTTCTGAGCCATGGGTTGCATCGTGATATTATCAGCCTCAAGCTCACTGACAATGTAGGTGCTGAATCGTGGATCGTATCCGATGCTCCTGACGTCGTACTTGGCGCACTGCTCCACTATGTATTCCTTCACGATGCGGTAGTCGGTAACGTTGCCTGGCGTGATCGTGATGTCGCCCTCTCGTTGAAACGCCAGGTAGTCGATGCCCGCGCTCAACTTCTTGCTGTGGGCCTTTTCCGAGTTGACAAACTGATGGACTACGAGATAAAAGCAGTCGCGCTCGTCGTCCCTGAAAAGCAAAGCAAAGGCGGTGAGGTCTTGCGTGCTGGCGAGGTCAAGGCCGCCGTAACAAGGTAATTGTGGCAACCGTTCAAACGGGATGGGCGACGCGCCCTTCATCCAGATGTCGTCAGGTATCCACGCCGTTTCCGCTGACGTCCATATGTTCAGGTGAAGGCGCAGGAACGAGTTGACCATGGACGGGTTGGACTTGGCGTTCTGTACGGCCTGCTCAAAATATTCCTTTCGGCAAATAGTGCCGTATCCTGGATTGGCTTTCTTCCATGTCTCCTCCAACGTCCAGTCGTCGTCCTGATCTGCGCAGTACAGCACAGGCAAAAACGTTGGGTCGTCGATGCGTCCCTCTTGTACAGCCGCGGCGTACTCGTGGACTTCAAAGCAGATGGAGCTTCGGTCGTGGCCTGCCGTCGTCAGCGCCATAACCAACGGCTGACGCCGTGCGCCTGTCGAGGTGGTAAGCACGTCCCACAGGTCGCGGTTGGGCTGTGTGTGCAGCTCGTCAAAAATGACGGCATGACAGTTAAGCCCGTGCTTGGTGTACGCCTCGGCGCTAATGCTCTTGTACCAACTGCTCTTCTGAGCGTAGTCAATTTGATTGCGCGTAACCTTGGCGCGCGATCGCAGGTGTGCGTTGTTGGCCACCATCTCCTGGGCGATGTTAAACACAATGTTGGCCTGCCCGCGATCACCTGCCGCGCTGATGACTTCCGCGCCTGGTTCGCCGTCTGCAAACAGCATGTACAATGCAATGGCGGCGCTCAGATTGGACTTGCCATTCTTGCGTGGTATCTCGACATAGCAGGTGCGGTACTTGCGGGTACCGTCCTGACGCTTCCAACCAAACAGTGGTTTAATGATGTCGTCCTTCTGCCAGTCCTCAAGCAGAAACGCCTTGCCGCCCAACTCACCCTTGACGTGGGTGCAGAACTTCTCGATAAAGTCCACGGCGCGCTGGGCCGCCTCTTCGTCAAACCAATATTTGGCTTCGGTCATAGTATCGTTTGACGTTTGCTTACTCTTCGTCATCGAATGGCATGACGTCGCAATGTTCCATGCATCGCGGGCAAATCATGATGTCGCCACAAATTGGCTCGTCGCAACAATTGCTTCTAAGCGGGTATTGTTGCATCAGTTAAAAAATTCGGAATTCTCGTCGATGGCAGGGCGTCCCTCGCCTATCCAGTTTTCCAGGCGCGTGATAATGATCTGCTTGCGGTGGCGCGCCTCTTTGAGTTGTTGCCATTCGGGACGCATGCGCGAGTAGGTGTCGCCACTCTTCCCGCGCACCTGGTAGCAGGTTCCGTGTTCGTCGCAGTAGTTCTGCAACGTCTGCTCTTCCAGCATGACGCAAGCAAGGGTGTACAGCAGTTCGTGCTGTCCTGGAGAGAGGTCTGCCTTTAGCTCATAGAGCGCCACAAGTTTGTCGTGGATGGCCTTCTGCTTAGATGTCATGGCGTCCCTTTTGGTTTTGAGGTTCGACGCTG